GATGCCTCTTATAAACAAGGCACCTGCTGGACAGTTAATGGTTTCCTGACCGGGAACCAAGTTTCCAGACTGTTGTTTTCTATCTGCATCAATTGGAATATCACGCATAATTCTATATTGCGCATTTAAAATAATATTCTCTAATTGATCTGTAGATAAAACATTTGAATCTACTTCTGTGTAGTTTCTAATTTGTGTAACTAAAGTGTCGTAACTAATTCCTGCCATTATGCTTGCTGAGTAACTGGTCCTGCTGTTACTGTCATTCCTCCTGCTTCTTCTGTTATCGTTGCATTTGATCCTGCACCAAACACATACGTATCTGTTGTTACACTACTTATACTAAATCCTGACGCATTTTCAAAGACTGTAAATGCTAGGCCACCAGGGCTACCATCAACATTTCTAAATCTAACTGTATCACCATTTGATCTACCGTGGTTAGGTTCTTTTACTGTTACATTTGCAGACCCTGAAGTTAAACTAAATGGATTACCTGGTAATAAATTAGGTGTAGCTGGTTCCGTTCTATCCGGTCTAGCTCTGTTTAAACCTTGAGGATCAGCTGATTTTGCTCTTGGTTGAAGTTGTGGTTGTTTTTCTTCATACTCAGATATATGTACAAAAGATCCATTCCATTCTCTGACCATCTCTGTGTACGGAAACTCTAATCCAGATCTATCTGATATTGCTTTTGCGTATTTACCTGATGCAAATCTACCCATTATCCTATCTCCGGAAAGTATGTTTTAGGTGTAATGTGCGTGCTTGTAGATGAACCATCCTCAGTTAATGCTCTGTTAAATTCATCTTCATAGTACAATTTCATTTCTTGCGCTCTTTGTGGAGCGTATTTTTGTGCTAAATAAAAAGCTAAACCTGAAACCATACAAGGCACAAAACGATATGGAACATCAGTTGCATTCGTATAATCACCTACATCTTGTATTCTTTTTACAAAATAAAAGTTTAATTTATTTCCAGCTTCTGAACTACCTGGTGTTAAATACAAAGTGATTGTAATTTTATCTATAAATCTTTGTACAAAATATTGCGAAGGTGTACCTGTAGCTGTTTTATTTGATAAAGCTTGATATGTAGATCTGTTAATTTTCGTAAGTGGTGAATCAACACTTGAAGAGTTTCTGTATACTGCTTCTAAAATATCATCAACACCGTAGATGGCTGTAGCATCAGAAGTGCCATCACCAGTTGATCTAAAGATTGTGTAAACGGCTTGGTTAGCAACAAGAGTAATATCATTATTACCCACTTCCCAATAGTGCAGACCTCTGTTAGCCCACTCTTGAAACATAATGTTTAAAGAACGTCTAGCAGTTTTTAATTGGTATCCAGATACTCCTTGAAGCCCAATTCTTTCGTATGCATCTTCTATGATTTCATCAATAGAAAAGTTTTTGTCAAATACGACTGTACCAGAGGTAGTGTTAGCCATTTACCCTCCTTAACCAGTATAACCGATAGTAACTGATGTCGTGTTAGTTAAATCTAAATATATACCAGTTCTACATCTTATACCGCTTCCAGGAACGTAGATGTCTAATCCTTCAGTTCCGCAATTACCTTCGAATACTAAAGCCCCAGTTGCATCTGTTCCATCGTAGATTTTAACATTACTGTTCGCAACGCCTTCAGCTTGAATATAAGTTATTCTAGCTGACGCTATAAACGCATCTGTTGCGTCTGTTGCTCTACCAAATCTACCGTCAGAAGTTCTACAAGAAAACTGTTGGTCTGATGTTGCCATTTTTTATCTCCTTATTAGTGTGGGTGGGTATTAAGATCAAAAAGTCCTAAAGTTTCCCACCCACGTATCTATTAACTGTTAGCAAAAGGTGTTGCTTCAGTACCTGTACCGATCAACATAGCTTCTACTAAATAAACGTTATCTTCAAGTGCCGTGATAGTAATTGTACTACCTTTATCGCCACCTGTTGTTCCACCATTCATACTTATAACATCGTTAGCTGATGCTGGTACAAATGAACTGTTTGTTCCGTCTGCTACGTTAACAACAGTTGCGTGACCAACAAATTTGTCAGTTCCGTCTGTTTTAATATCGCAGTCCGTACAATCTGTGCCTACAAAAAATTTGTAGACAGCACCTAAATGGTTAAGTGCATTCGGGTCATTGTCTCCAGCAGTGCCACCTTTGCTATCTGCTTTGATTGTTGGAAGTGTGATTGCTCCATCTGCATCATTTACTTTGATAACTTTACCTGCGTGAGCAGCGAAAGTTAAAGTAGTTTCTGCTGTGATGTTAACAATCGAATCAGGTCCCGCAGTAACAAATCCTCTTAAAGATTTTACTGGTCCTGAAAACGTAGTTTGTGCCATAATTATATCCTCCTAGTTTACAGATTATAGTCTCTAGGCCGTCGACTATACGCGTCTATAATCCTTAAATAATTGTATAGTGAGTTTGTTATATCGTAGATTTTTAAAGAGTGCAAGAGAGCCCGTAATGAAGTTGCGATTTTCGCGGTGTAGCTTTTTACTAAGTAGCTACTGAAACTTTGGGGGCTGCATCGTCTATCTTATTAGCGAGATTAGCAATCTTAGCTTCTTCTTGCTTAATCTGATTAACAACTTCTCTTATCTTATTGTCAATCCTAACCATATCCAAAGTATACCTTTGGTTATCTCGCTGATGAACCGCCCATTCTGTCTCGAGACTCCTCTTCTGCTTGTATAAGTCTCTGACTTGTAGTTGCATCTATAACCTCCTCATAGGTTATCCAAGTTTTAAACGGATTACTAAATCCATCTTTTTCCCATACAATATCATTTTGTCCTAGTTTGTCAACTAGTGCATTTTCAAAGGCTGTTTCATTATCCTCTGATGTAAGGTTAAAATCGGCGTAATAACCCCTAGATCTGATTTGTACACGGAAATTTTTCATGGTTGCCTTTCTTCTTTATCATAAAAAAAGGGGGCTCGAAAGCCCCCTTTTAATTTAAATTTAGTAAGTATTACGCACCTTCTACGCCGAAAATACCTCTAGGGTCTGATACGCCAAATACGTATCTTTCTCTAGCTTTGTATCTTACGTTTCCAGTATCGAAGTCACCTTCCATTTTAGTTGTGATAGGTGCTCTTTCGAAATACTTCATACCATTTGGTACATCTGTAATGATGTAGAACGCGTCCGTGTCAGTTAAAAAGTTATTAACTCTGTAACCTTGAGGGACCATTCCCATAGATGCGATAGCATTTACATCATTGTCAGCTGTTCCTGTTCTGCCTTGAGATTTCATCAATCTTTCAGCTGTGAATTGTAGTTCACTTGGAACAATCATTTTCACACCTCTAGCAGCAATCTTAAGACCTCTTTCGTCTGTCATTGCAGCAATGTCGATTAACGACTGCTCTAATGAAGTTTCGTTTAAGTCAGCTTGCGTGCTTAAAGTGTTTTTAAATGATCCCGCTATTGTCGTGTGAGAAGTGTTAAATAAAGAAACACCATCACCTGAATCAAAGTTGTCCGTTGAAGGAAGACCTTGAATTAACGGGTTAACCGCTTTCACTTGTTTTGTGTTTGCCATCGATCTAGCCAAAGCTTTCGTGTATCTTGAAGCTAGTTTGTCGTAAAGGTTGTCCTCAACTGCTTCCTCAGTGATTGAAAACCCAAGAGCTATTGTCTCGTGAGTGTATCTCGCTGTGAAAGTTTCTTGAGCACTATCGAACGCTACACCAGAACCTTCTGGTTTTGTTTGCGCTTGTCCGAAACCTGACAACATAACTTCTTCTTCAAAAGCTCTGTCAGATGACTCTGTAGTATAAATCTCAGCATGCTGATTTTCATACCTTTTGTATTCCAGGCCGAATAGGGCATTCAATCCTGGCTCTAGTTCTTTGACTAGTTGATTACGTGATATCGCCATAATTTTATCCTCCTATTAGATACCTGTATGTTGCTTGAAGAAGTGTTCGTTTATCACGACTCTCCATACAACATTTGCTGATGTAAGATCATCGTTATCGATGTCTCTACTTACACCAACAATTTTTAATTGTTGAGATGTAGTTCCTAACGTACTGTCATCTAAAGTTGTTTTAGATATGTAATTAGGAGTTGCACCCGCTGAGTAAGAGATCTCAGCTGTATTACCAACGTCAGTTTGCGCTGATGCACTAGAGTTATTTGATCTAATCTCATAAATCTGGTGTGGATCATCAGTTACAAACGCCACAATATCAGTTGCTGTGTTAGAGCCTAATAAGTGGTTTTGAAACGTTGGCTTGTTTGTCGAAGCGTTCGTAAAGAAAACACCATTAAGTGAACCTAGGTTGTTCTCCGTAGCTGCTGCAGCTACTGCTGCTGTGCCTGAGTTAGCCATTGCAACCAAGTCTTGGTTGTAAATAGCTGTCGCAGACGCTGCTACTGGATATTCTCCTAATCCACCGGCATCTCTATTCTGACCCGCTTTCTTTAAAGGTTTCAATCCGAAACCTGTTGATGACGCGTTTGCCATTTTCGTTTCTCCTTAGTTTGTTTACTCGTTGGTTTGAATCGTTAAAAAATTAACTTTTCTTGCCACCGAAGGTTGTACGAGACTGCTTATCAATATTGATAGGCATTCTTCTGTCCTGTTCCTTCATGAGGTCGTTATCGACTGCTTCAACGTTTTCACTAGCTAAATTAGCATAGTAAGCTGCACGCTGTTGCGCGATCTCAATTGGTACCCTTGTCAGCACAAGGCCTCCGTGCCCGATCACCCCAGAATATTTGCCTTCCGTGATCACTGGATATTCATCCTCGCCGTATTCGTCTGCTCTAACTAACTCGTACCCGGATCTTAATCTTCCTTGTACATTTTTAGTATCGACGTACCCGAGAACTTCAGTCCTGACCCATCTGTGTCGGAATCCGTCCGGCGCGTTGGGTGTATCTAAGTACGATGGTGGAGTCCAAACTTTTTTTCGTTCTGTTTTTTCTCTTGTTTGGCTCGCACGAGTTGGTTGTTTATTTGTCATATGCCTATACCTCCTTCGTGTTTATCAGTTGTTTCGCATATTCTTCTAGTGGCACACCTAATTTTTTAGCGATTGCTACTTGGCTTGGTGTGAGTTTTACCGTTTTGCGACTAGTCTTTGGACTACGCGTTGCAGATGCAACAGTTTGTGTAGGTTTACTTGTCGTCTTCTCCACAGGTTTATCAAATTTATGCGGAAATTCAAGTCTTATTCTTTTGTCTATTTCCTTATAATATTCGTCTGTTTGTGGATCAAAGCCCTCTTCTTCAGTTAGTTTTCTGTGAAGATCAAAAGCAGTATAAGTCATGGCGTTATCTTTACCAAACCACTCATTTTTAGTAGCCCATTCCTCTGCTCTTGGATCAGGTGCCTGTACTGTTGGTTGATAAGGTTTAGCCTCTTCTTTAGGTTTTTCGGCAGCAACCTTCTTCTCCATCTCTTGTTTAGTTTTGAGTTCAGCAACTTTTGCTTGCTCATAACCTAACTGAGATATTGCAGTTAATGCCTCTACCTCTGCTTTCTTATCGTCAGATTCTCTAGCAGCAATCAACTTTTGTTGCGCCGCTAATAAAGAAGATTTGACTCGGCCTTCCATCTCAGCCACATAGTCTGTATCCAAAACGTTCACTCTAGAGTTTAAAGATTTATTTTCATCTTGTATTCTTCTAGCAAATGCTAAAGCTTCTTCTCTTTGTCTTTCAGCTTCACGCATTTTTTTAGTTAGTTTAGCAATTCTTTTTTGAACGCCTTCACTATACTTTTCGTGTTCGTCTTTTACTTCTTCCTTCTTCTCTGTCTTTTGTTCTTCACTGTTCTCATCACTTCGAACATCCAACTGCTCATCAGATTTCTCAGATGTATCATCGGACTTAACGTTGTCTTCAGTAGTTGTTTCATCTTGAACCTCAACTGTTTCATTTTCTGGTTTTTTATTTTCTTCTAATTGAACTTCAGCACCAGGGCCTGATGTATCAATGTCGACTGTTTTATCTTCAGCTTGCATAGCTTCCTCCTATGTTAAAATTCGTGGATGATATCTTCTGGGTTATCCACGGTCGCTAGAATCTCATCGTCGTTTAACATTCTAACTTCACCCCCTTCTATCTTTATTCTTGATCCTGCATATCTTGCAAAGATCACCCAGTCTTTTTCCTTGCACCAAGGACCTTCTGGGTATCTTTCTTTATCTCTGTAGCAATCCGGTCCCATTCTAAGAACGAGTCCACACTGCGATGCAACTTGTTGTTTCTCTAAAGATGTTTCTGCTAATATTAATCCACCTTTAGTTTTTTCATTCATTTTAAAAGGCAGCACCAACATTCTCCAACCTGTAGGTTTAGGAAGCTTTGTAGCTTCTGTTGTTACTCTCTTTTCCGGTTCTTTTTCGTATTTTTCTATGAGTGCATTCCGATGTTTAGGAATCTCTTTTGATGTTGATGATTGTTCCGTCTTTGTCATTTTGCTCCTTTTGTTTTAGCAGGCTAGATATCTCCTGAATAATATATTGATACGTTCGTATCTGTCCCAACATATAGTTATATTTCTCCATATTGTCAACACCACCACTTGTCATGGCCGCAACAATATCCTCATATCTTTGTGTTATAAGCTTTCTAAGCTTTCCTATTATTTCCATTCCGTCCATTATTTCACCCACCTGTCTATTAAAGAAATCTTCTCTTCTGCCTCTTTAATTTTATCTAATAGTTTATCTATCTCTTCCAAATGTTGAGGGTGTTCACCAATCCCAACAGGGTGTTTTAAATAAACGTTAACAATTGCTATTCCTTCAGCAACTTGTGCCTCATATCTTTTTTTTAGTGCCTCTAGCATTTCTTATACTCTCCTTACCTTTCTTAAATATTGCAGCGACTTGTCTTTTACCCATAACTTTGGCGCGCTGTTCACCAACAGTTAAAATCTGAATTTTCCTCGCAAACGTCTTATTAACCTTTTTAACCTTCGCGACCGTCCTGCGAGCATCACTCGGAGTCGCAAACTTAATTCCGACAGTATCTTTTGGATTTTCATCTGTGTATAACCTCCTTCCTGAACCTTTTGGTTTTTTACCTGTTCCGACTTTTGGATCTGCCATTGATAACTCCCTTTAATGTTTTAGCTTGCTTTGCGTGTGTTTTAGATGCTTTTTGCAAACCTTTCATAACTTTTTTGATCGCTCTTTTTTTCTTTAACATTTCCATCTCCTTCTTGCCTGACGAAGACGTGAGTTCGGATCTTTGGCTGCTTTAGGGAATTTTTTCATTTGTCCTAGTGATCTTGCACAGAAAGATTTTCTGCGTTTGGCAGCTTTTGATCCTGGCTTCACTTTTCCAGTCACG